TGTGTTGCTTATGTTAACACTTTGTATTGAAGTGCCTTTCCCCTCAATGTCTGCACTTCCTTCAACTCTACGAGTGTCAAGTTTCTTCATTAAAGAAGCAATGCCTGATGGTATTTTCGCTCCAATCTCTTGGAGTTTTGCACCCCATTGCGCTTTGGCAAATGCTCTCGCATGTATTTTTGCTTTTGCTATAGCTTCTTGTTTTGTCTTTGCATAGAAATGCTTCCAAGATGAAGATGTCATTTTATTTCCATTCAAGACTTTATATTTCATCCCCTTACGTAATGCTTCATAATCTTCTTTGGTTGCATGCATTCGTCCAATGCCAGCTTTTGAGCATAAAGCTCTCAAGTCAATGACTGTCCTATAATAAGGGTGTTCCGATATTGGAGAGATTGGTGAAGAAAGTGACGGCTTCTTACTGTTAAGCTTTCTTTTATCAGGATATGTCTGGTCAGAAGCAATTTTAGCAAATGTAGAAGCTGCAAATGGAAGTGCTTCAAGACAAGCCTTCTCCACATCTTTCTGAGTGAAGTCAAGGTCCTTGAAAAACTTCTTTGCATTTTCTATGTAAAGCACCGCTTTCATCGCTGTGTCAAATCCTCTAAATGCAGTTTCATTGATGCATTTGCACTATCTGTGGTAAGATGTGAAATCTTATATTGCTTTCCTCTGAATGAGATGACATCATTTATCTTTATCTCTGTCAGTGCTGGTAGTTGCACATCAAGAGTAAAGTCAGCAGAGTTTTCCAATCCTGCATCACTATAGATGACTCCGTCTTCTATTGCCGAGCAGATGCAAGGCACATTGACTGTGTTGATGACAAATTCCTCTAAGAAATTCTCATCTTTGAAGATTATGCTTACAGCTTGTTTAAATGCATTCATGATAGTCTTTATAATACTTGGGTGGATATTTCACCACCCAAGTTGTTTTCTTATATTATTTTAGACACCCTTTGTAAATGAAGCAGGTCTGCGGACGCTAACATCATTGTCAGCAATACCAGCAATCTGATATGCATCAGAAGCACCGTAGTTCAAATCTTGGGTGATGTTTAGCTTGATGCCACCAAAGTCAGCAACTAAGAGTTCTTTGAAGTTTCCAAGCAATACTGCTGAAGCTGGGACTGCTGGTGAGCAGACTGCTTCATAGCCCAAGCATTTGCCTGTCTTGTAATCAATTAAGAATTCATTCAAAGCAGTAGTCTTGACAGGAGTTGTGCTCCAAGTGTAGTAGGCTTCTGTTCCGAATACCCATTTCAAATCAGAAGAATAATCACCACTTTCACGAATCTTCTTTTCAAATTCCATAGCCTTTGTGATGTCAAGTGTGCCTGTCAGGGCAACTGTGTTCAAACCAGTGGTATTCAATACACCAGTAGGTTCACCGTTTGTTCCAGTGCCTTGGAATGCCTTGACATCTTTAACGAAATCCATGCCTTTGAAGAGTTCATCCATTGCAATAGCAGCAGCTTCTGGACGGTCTTGAAGTTGTGATAAGTGAGAGATGAATGTTCTTGACCCATATGTGTGAGGAGTGAGGGTCTTCTGTGCAAATGTAGGATTTCCGCTTGGCACTGGGTTGTTTGGATCAACATAATATCCATTCAGTCCAGATGTGCATACAGCATATGAGACACTTTCACCAGCGGTAGGAACGACGGTTGCACCAACACGAGCTAAGGTGTTCTCTTTAGCAAGCGTGCCAGCATAGAGGTCAGGACGATATTCTGCTGGATGCAGAGGGGCATCAGCTGTTCCATCAAACCCTGCACGGACTTGTGATTCAGTGATGACGATGTCATTAGTGTTGATATTGAAGTTGCGTCTGTTCTCTTCAATGATGTTTCTTTCTAACTCAGCTTTAGCTGGGTCAATCTTGCCGACTTTGTCAAGTAATGCTCTTGCGATGTTGAATTTTCTTTCTGACATAATATTTTTTTCCTTATAAGGGTTGTTTAATGATTTTTTAAACTCAGCGAGTGATTTATTTAACTTAATGAAGCTTTCAGCTTCATTGCTTCTATTGAAAGCTTTACCAAGCGCACGGATTTCTTCTTTCTCTTCATTAGTAAGTTCTTCAGCTGCTTCTTCAGCTGCTTCAGCTGTCTCTTCTTGCTGCTCTTCAGCCTGTTCTTCAGATTTCTTCTCTTCCTCTTCACAAGCTTTCTTTGATTTCTCTTCTTCGTTCATTTTTTCATCCTTTGCATCTTCAGGTTGTATTTCTAATGAGCGTTTATATCCAACCGTTGGGTCAGCTGGGCATGAGACACTTGAAGCTTCATAAGGTTGCCAAGAAGTAACAAGCATAATAGGAATACCATCTATGCCCTGTTGCATTTCATAATCATTGACACTATAACCAATGCTAACATTTCTCCTGATGCCTGAAACAATATCCTTTAATACTTTCTGTGCATATTCATCTTTACTAAAGCGGACATCCACATAAAGTTTGTCATTGCTTATATAGGCTTTTTCGACAACTCCAAGTTGTCTGTTAGGGTCATGCTCCATGATGAAAGGGCATCTCTGGTCAATAAGTCTGACAAAGTCTATAGCTTTGTCACTGATTTCTAAGACTTCCCAATACGCATCTATTCCCTGCCTTGTTAGAAGTTCATTTTTAGTTTTCCTGAAATACGGTTCACTCGAAGCAACTGAAAATGCAATGAGGTCATCATTAACAATCGGCTCTTCAAGTTCTAATGCTCTTATATTCGTAAAACTCATAAGATGTGTTCCTTATTATCTATTTATTCAATCACGTGCATGATTAAGTTGTTCTTGTTGAATGCTTTCATCATTGAAGTTCTGGTCTTCAAAATTAATAGTCTCTTCCTTTTCACCTCTGACATTGAAACTCAAACCATATTTCTTGCACATATTGTCATATAAAGCCCACTGCTTCATGACTTCATCAGGGTCTCTTCCATCTTCCTCTATTATTGCAAGAGGTGACTTCAATCCAAGTTTAAGTTCTCTTTCCGTTGCAACAAGGTCTTTTGCTGGGTCGAAATATGCTCTCTTCTGTGTAATCCAAGTATGCTGCCTTAGAAGTGCATCAATCATTCTTGGTTTAATAATATCTGTCTTAAGAATCAACGTCTTGATAAAAAGCTCAAACTCGATTTCTTTCCAATTTTCAATAAGGAAGTCCTGCCACTCTTGATAAAATGCTGCTTCATCAAGTGTTCCCTCTCTCAATGAAGAGTAATTGACTGCCTCATAATCTTTAGTCAATTTTGCATAAGAAATGCCCAGTGAAGATGCAGCAGGCTTAAGCACTGCTTTTTGGAATGATGCATAATTAACGTTTGGATGAGTTGGAGTCAATGTCTTAACGTTAAATCCTTCAGGTGCATAAGTTGCTGTCCCTGGTGATATAGGCTGTACATATGTCTTGCCCTTGCCACCGTCATTGAGAGGGTCACCATACTGAGGATTTGTGTTTCTTTCAAAGAATACTGCTGTGCATGCTCCGACTTTAGCAGCAGTGATTTCAGCGACCTTGTATTCCTCAAGATTCTTAATGTCACCTAATACGGCATTAAATGGTGGAATGCCTCTTGTCTGTTCAGGAAATTCTCTTTTATAGATATGAATGACTTCACTTGCTGGTATTTTCTCTTCTTTTCCAACAAGATATGTTGTGGTGTTTCCCTTACGAATCCAATAAGCTACTGGACGATAATTTGCATCAATCTCAACACCATTCACAATACCATTCTGTGTTGGTGTGCTTTCTCTATATTTTGTATAATCAATGACTTTTGAGTCAATTAATTCAAACTGAATGCCAAACTTTCCCTTGTGATGCACTCTAATAAAGACCTCACCGTTCACTAAGAGCGTATTTAGAATCAAAGCATCAAAATCTTTATGTCCCATTCCACCGTCTATAGTGAGGTCGCCTTTTGAAGCCTTGCCCCATTCATACCACTGCCATTCAAGCTCATCATTGATTTCTTCAGCAAGCCCACCATCACCGTTCTTAAGCTGGCTCTGAAGTTCAAACCCTGTCTTTCCTATGATATTCTTTCTGCATGCTGATAGATATGCACGGATAATTGGGTCATTTAATGCTAAGCCGACGACATTTCTCAATCGTACTAAGCAAGCCAAACATTATTTCACCATTTATCTTAGCACTCATTATTTCACGGGACCAATTCTCCATTCGTGAAAATATTGCGCCTGCCATAGCACGTGTTGAATTAACAACTGGTGCAAATACACGATTTATTTTATTCTTAAGTGAAGTTAAGGCTTTCATTCTCATCTCCAAACATATAAAACTCTATGTTCATCATTTATGCTGCTTTGCCCCTGTTCTTCAGCCACTTTCTTCTTGAAATAGTCAAGATATTGAAGAAGTTCACTTAAATCACAATATGTTAGACTTTTGTCTCCAACTGTGAGAGACTTCTGTGACTGTGTTGCTCTTCCCTCAATGACTGCCTCTATTGCATCAACCATCTGCTGTGCAGGGGTCTTAAAATCTGCAGAGAGTGGTTGCAAAGCAAAATTTGGGAGCAATGTTATAGCACCGCTTTCAGCTAATCCATTGCTAGTCAATAACTGGAATAGATAATCACCAGGAATCCACTCTGCTGTGTCCGATGCATCTGCTTTTAGATAGCCATCTTGCGTATTGACTGTATATTTTGCTTTATCTGAGCGCAGGACAAGAATAGCATCTTCTGTTGGGCTTTTATATGTGAAGTCAAATCCGATGACAAATTTAGCAATCATTTAAATGTCTCCTTATTCTATTTATAAATTTGTGAAGAGTTTTATATTGTTCTTCTGTTGTTCTTGTGCATTATCCATTTTCTCAAATCTTCTTAGAAGTGACGGAGCTTTACAGAAGCGGAATCTTGTCTTTGCAAATGTCATGCACGCTAAATCTCTTGCGAGATATGCATATTTAAGACAATCAGCTAAATGGTCTTTGCCTGTTTTAGAAATCCAATTTGAGTATTCATCCCCCCATTTTGAAGATGTGTCTGGATGCCAATCTCTAAGCTCTGCTAAATGTTCTTCATCAATCTCTGGATAAAACCATAAGAAGTTCTCCTGTCTGTTCTTTTGTGCATATAGGTAGTATATTGCCGTGGAACGGTAGTATTTTTCATTTGTGATGAGTAGCTTTTGTTGATTTTCACTCCATCTCCAATTCTGACTTGTCATTGATGTACCGTTTCTGCATAAAGACATTGCTTCTTGTAAATGCAAAGTGCTTCACTGCTTCACTGTTATGCCCACCAACATCAAGAATGGTGAATAAAGGCTTTAAACCTGTTCCATCATCATTCTTTAGATAGTCTTTAAAAATGACATCATCAAGTGTCTTCACAGGTGGCTTTCCTTCTGCTTTCAGCTCTTCATTTATTGAATTTCTTTTGTCCTCTGTCAGCTCTATATAAGGTACTTCACCACATTCAATCAGATATAAGCTGTCATCTGTAGTCCATGCCCATACTGCATAACTTGAGAAGTCATCCATTGTGTCTGATGTGACAAACAATAATTCTGTATTCTCTAATGTTGGAGGTGTCTTCCAGATGTGCTGCTCCCTTAAAGAAGAGATTTCATCTTTCGTTATCTGTCTTGGCTTGAATGGCAAACCTCTGTAACTATTATCAAAATTCTGCTGAATGCTTATGTCTGCCGTCTTCCCACTTTCAAGTTGTGCTTCTGCAAGCTCACTCCAAGACAAAGAAGGGAGCTGTGATGCGAGTGCACCAATCTGAAAACTCGGTCTCTCTCTTACAAGCTCTGGTACAAGGTGTACATATGCTCCATTCTTAATGCACCATGCTTTGTCTTCTTCTTTATGCTCATAGTGGCATTTAGGACAGTAAAGACGTTCACTTCCTCTCTTTACAGTATATGTGCGAAGCTTCTCATTGTAGACACTTTCAAACTGAAGATTATGAATGTCACAGCTTCTCATTGTCAGCTGTTCACACCCTCTGCATCTCAATGTATAATATCCTTGACTGCCCTTCAAGAATTCTTGCCAAATATGGCCGTTTTGTGTGGTAGGTGAGCAGACTAGGCAAGCAAGTGAAGAGGAATAACTTCTAGTGCGTTTCAATAAGTCTCTAACATTTTGTGGTTGTTCTGTAGGCCATTGGTCAATTTCGTCTCCAATGACAATTTTGCAGCTTTTGGATACAATCTTTGACCCTGCACCTTGAAAGTAGCTTTTCAAGCTCTTAAAATTATATCTGTCCGCCCTGACCGCTCTTGGTCTTTGAAGCTCCTCTTTAAGACCGTGGGATATGTGACATTAGTGGACGAAGTTTTGTCTCATTCGTTTCAGCTGCTTTATTGTCACCGTGGATAGACAACCAAACTCTGACATGGGTCATAAACCATTCTCCAAAGCAGACCAAGAATAAAGATGTTCGTCTTTCCCATCTGCTCACAAGAGACAACTGTAATCTGCTTCCTCGATGTGAGGTCTTCCCATGCTTTCAGCGGCTCAACTTGGTAGGGGTATTGACTGAAGTCTGGTTTGTCTTTTTCTGAAGAGACATCGTCACTATATGTAATATAGGTCTCTATCCATTCAATGATTGGCATATAGGGTGTGATGTTAAAGTAGCCTCTTAAAGAGGCTATGAGGTCAAACTTCGGTTTTTTCTTCATAATTTCTTTAATCAGCTTCTTTTTCTTCTTCTTTACTCTCTTTCATATATCTTGACCACATAGCATCAAGCTGGTCTTGCAATAGTCTTAATGCACTTTCAAGCTTCTCTGTTAGAAGTTCAAGCTGCTCTTTGTTTAAATGCAGTGAGACAAGCTCATTTTTGAATTTAGTGAATGCATCACTGAAGCACTCAAAAAACTCAGCATTCCACTCCGTCCAAATGCCTTGTTTCTGCTCTTCAAGCTTCTGCTGTGCTAAAGCTGTCTCTACTTTAAGCTTATCAAGACGAGCTGATTTCAAATCATCATCAATGCTTATGCCTGTGTTTATGTCTCCCAGCACATCTTCCACTTGCTGTGCTTCATCATCAATTTCAACAAGCTCATCTTCATAGAATTTCTTATGCTTGTCATCCATCATTGAAAGTGGAATAAAATACTCAGGCCACTTCTTAAGTTGTCTTTTCTTCAAGCTTTCAGCAATTTCCATGAATGTGTCATAACGCTTGCTTCCCATTGCTATTCTTGCTTTGCTTGACCCAAGCCATACTCCGCTTCATTTTCTTTAAATGCCTCCTAGATGATTCATAGTTTCTTTAATAATTTATCAAATCAATAAGTAATTTCTGCTCTTTTTTCTTTTTGAGAAAATTTCAAAAAACACTGATATGGCACATAGACTTCATTTTGGGTCATAGCCTAAAAATAATTATGTTTTGGGCATATTTTGGGTGTTTTCTTATACTATTCATATTTTTACATTGACTTCTTTACAATAACGAACGTTCAATATTTCATCCGTCTTATGATTATTGAGACATTTGAGTTTGGTGAAACCCATACATTATGTACTTCATTAGCATAATAAATGCATTTAGATATGCCTCTTTGTGAGTCTTGAATTTTCTCTGCTGCATCTCTATGAATGCCAAGCTGATGCAAAGCACTCACAATGTCTCTGAATACTTCATTGAAATCTTTAAAGACTTGTGTGTAGTCTTTGGGCTGCATCTTCTCCAATCTGATGACAAGCTCTTCGCTATGCCTGGTGCTTCTGTCGTGAGAAGCAGCAATGCTTTCTAATGCATTGACTGCTCGACTCTCTTCACTGCTTATCATTTTGAAGCCTCTTATCTGCCTTAATTACTAATCCATTATCAGCTAATGCTAATGCTTCAATTCTAGTCTTTATCATCTTCAAAAAATCATATTGTGAATTGAAGAAGCTTGCAAAGTCAGGCTCATTCTTAGCCTCTCTGATAAGTAGTTCCATTTCTTTTAATGCTTCATTCAACGACTTATAAAGCTTTGATAGGTCTGCTTTCATCTTTGTTAACCTCATTTTCTATTGCCTTGCAAATGAAATCGCTTCTATTAAGCATTCTCTTCCATCGCTTCTCTTCTAATCTCTTGTAAAGTTCCAAGCTCATTGATATTGAGACAATCTTCTTCTCAATGTTGTATTTCATATAAAACTCCTTGATTATTATATTAAAATAATAAATTATTCGTCATTATAAATCTTCTTATTTGTTCTTGTCGAAATAAAGTCTTATGTTCTCTCTCTGTGTCACAATCATCAAATTGTTTATGTCATTGTTTGTCTTGTTCTCATCTAAGTGATGAACAACTAATGATTCAATGTTTTTCCTGTCGTATGCTGATGGGTCATACTGAAGGAAGCTCTGTGCTACTAAAGAATGAATTTTAAACAACTTTGCTTTTCCGTTCTTTGAAAGTCTAACATGCAAATAGCCTTCACCATCAAGTGCACCTTTTAATGTCTTCTCTTTTCTAGTCCTCATGATTGGGTCATTGGTGTGCTTCACAACACCTTGCACTTGCTTTTCACATGCCTTCACTCTTCCGTCTGGTACTGACTTTGTAAAGTCCTTCATAGCCTTTGACATCTTTCCAAATCTCATAAGTGTAATGCTTCTTTGTCAACATCTTTTGCATCCTATTATTTATTTAATAATATATTTATTTATCAAAAAGACATGGATGTTCTATGAAATGTCTGGAAATCCCAACCAAAAAATCATGGTCATTTGTCTGTCACAAAATCCCTTATTACAAATTACATCCTTAAAACCATAGTTTTTATGTCATTTTCTATTGTTTCTGTGATGTAATTTTGTAATCGTATTTTGTGCCTAACAGTCTATATAGAAAAAAATATTTTTGTCTAAAAAAAATTTTATCTACCCTCTTCCATTTTTTCTTATTACATATTACAAGATAGTCTAATCTATTAATAATAAACTATTTAATGTGTAATAAGACATGTAATTTTAAAATTTCTTCTTATTACATTTCTCCAAAATGACAAAAAACGTAGTGAAAACCTCATTTCACTACGTCATCTTGTAATAAGACAATTTCTTCTTATTACATTTTGTCTTTACATCTTTTCAAGACCTCTGTTCCCATTTATGCAACTTTTTACTTTATATCCGTACTCTCCTCTCTTTAATCCATATTGTCCTATCTCTTCTTTTCCACATTGTTTCTTCTCTTCAAAAATTTTATTCATCAATTTGCCAAGTGTTCTCATGTCCACTTCTGTTTTTGTTCCATTCATCTCATTATACCATAACAATGCCGTCCTGACTGAAATAAGTTCTTCTCTGAATGACTCTATGTTCTCTTGAACCCAGTATGCAACCTTTTCCACATTGCTCATTGAGTTGAATTTGTCTTCTTTCTTTGCTTCTGTGTCAAAAACTCTCTCAGCAGCTTTGAAGTCACAGTTGAAGTGCAGTAAATATGCTATGAAGTCCTTTTCTTGTTTTTTAAGAAGCACCATGTCACATACATCATGCTCTTGCCCATTGAGCTGCCACCCTCCTGTGATGTATTGGAATCTTCTATCGAACTCATCAATGTCAAGTACACCAAAAATGCTTTCATTTGCTGAAATAGTCTTATATGCTCCGTTGAATAAATCCACCTTCGGCATGAATTTTTGGTTTAGCTGCTTCCAAATGTCAGTGAATCTTTTTATCGCTTCTTTTGATGCTTTTCTTTCAGTCTTCCCTTTGGCTGCTTCGTTGATGTTGATTAACCCAGCTTTGTAGAATTCATTGAAGTCATCACTTAAGTTGCTTATGCCAATGTCAGTTGCACCCTTTTTGCATATAGCTCTTCCAAGCACATCCATGAGTGTGTTCTTCCCAGTGCCACTTTTTCCATAGAATACTGGCACTGTCTCTAATGGGTGCTTAG